CAGCATCAAGATCACTTGCTTGTACATCATTTAAAAATGTTTTAGATGCTTCTATATCTTCTTTATTACCAGCTTCCATACCTACTAATATGTTAGTAAATTTAAGCATAGTATCATCATCTTTATCTTCTTTTTGATTTTTAAATACAGCTATTTGATTATCATGTTTAGTTTTATGATCTTTAATTAATGCTTTACGTAAATCATCATCTGGTGATAATACATTGCCATCTATATCTTTAATTTCAAATGCATTGTTTCTTAAATTTTTATAGATTTGTTCATAATCAATAACTCCATCACCTGCTGGTGATATTGTTTTAGCACCTTGCATAACTTGAAACATTATATATTTATTATTAGTATAATCTTTTGTGTTGTTAACTAATTCTTGGTAAACTTCACTATTATATAATTCAGTAGTTACACCTTTTTTTAATGTTAAATCTTTGTGTTGTGTATATGCAGATTTTATAGCAGATAAACTTGTAGCGTTTTCTACTTTAGACTTAAATAAATCATTTTCACCATCTAACGCTATTTGTGCATTAATTACTTTTTGATTTGAAATTTTATTAACAATAGCAGATTTTGTAGTAAAATAATTTTCATAAAAAGTTGGCATAAACTCTTTAAATGTTTGCTCATCTAGTTGTTTTTTGTAATCTAATTCTTGTTTTTTAAAATTAGTTTCGTATTCATTTAACCAATTATCTGGTGTTAAATAATCATCTCTACTTGATAAACTGTCAACATACATTTGGTTACTACCACCAAATTGTGCATTAGATAAAGATACGTTAGTATTTATTTCTAATCTACGTACTTTTGCATCATAAGTATTTTTTGCATTTGCAAATTTAGTTACTGCATTCATAGCAGTTTGACCTATTTCTACAATACCTTGACTAGAACCAAGACCTGTTGTTAATGATCTACCACTACTTATATTTATATCTATATTTTTATATCTTGGTATCTTCATATGTTATCCTATATTTAGCTGGGCTATATTCTGCTTTTTGTACAGCGCCATTACCATCTTTGACAACTGTCCATGCTTGAAAGTTTTGTCCTTCTTTTGGTATTCTTTTACTGTAACCTTCAAATATTAATGTATCCATATCCCAAACTCTAATTTTATACATTTGTTAAGTAATAAGACCTTTTTTAGCGGCATCACCACCTTTTTTGTAGTCATATGCATTAGCACCCGCTTGTAATAATGTAGAACCCATTTTATATGTTTCACTAGCTATCATACCAGTAAGTTCTGCATTCATGGCCGCATTCTTAACAAACACTCCTTTCTCTAAAAAAAATAAATCATTTTCAAATTCTTCTAAATCAGCTTTTGAAGAAAGTAATGGTGATCCTGTAAATTGTATACCACTTGCACCTATTCTTGCTCTCTTTTCACTAAATAAATTTGCTTGTTTTTTTAAAAGTTTTTGTTTTTCATATTGAAATGACAATTCGTTTTCGTATCTTTTCCATGCGGCGTTGGCTTTCATATTTTTAATATTCTGCCTATGCCCCATAATAGTCATAGCAGTTGAAGCCGCCATCATTGCTGGTACAAACCACGCCATATTATAAATCCTTCCTAATCACTTGTTACTAATGTTCCCGTTATTCCCAAAACCGTCATAGGTAATGGTTGTTCTTGTAAAATTTCTATTTGTCCATCTCTATCCCATCCTAAATTAGTTACCCGTTTATCGCCAGTAAATTCTGGTATATTTTGGCCCATAGGAGTAGATGATGTTCTAAAAGGTAATTGATCTCCATTTATCTTAATACCAATAGTTTTATGTAATCTTACAACTACTTCATTATACCTTTTTTTTCGTGCTTGTGCAGTACCCGCTTGTGAACCTGCTTCAATTCTCATAGTTTTTATTTTAGATATATAAGCAAGACCTATCTCTATACTTTTAAAACCAGATGTTGCTGTTAGATTAACAGATATAGCGCCATTTGTTACAGTTTGATTAGGATATACAGCATCACCTATTAATATCTGTACTTCTTCACCTTCTAAATGATCTAGACCAGTTATACTACTACTAGAACCGTTTACTGTACCAGCTAATCCACTATCTATTCTTAACAAGTCATCTAAATATTCTACGTATTGTACAATATTACCATTTATTCTACGTCTAACTACAATGTAAGTTTGGTTTTCACTAGCTTCTGATATTGTAGATACAGATTTTACTTGTGCTTGTGCTTTTACAGAATGATTAGCACCTACACCATCTGCTATTTGTATTATAGTTCTATCTATTGCTTGTTCATATGTTGATGCAAATTCAAAATTATTAGCATCTTTTACAAAAACAAAATATTCTTTACCATCTACTAAACCTTGTATCTTTGTGCCTCCACCTGCACTATATGTAACTTTATCACCTGTAGATAATCCATGTCCGCTAATATTTACAAAACCATTATTATTACTATCAGTTGTACTATCTGTAACATTAGATGCGCCATTAAATGTTAAAGTAAAAGATCCACCAATAATGTGTCTATGCCAAGCAATAACATCTTCTTCTCTTTGATATGTCATACCTAATAATGCGCCATCTTTTCTTACAGCCCAATAAATACTATCTGGTTCTTGTGCATAATCTACATCAACAATACCTTTACCTGTTATGTGTTCTGCTAACAAAGTCATGTCTGGTGCTAAATATGCATCACTTTCAAATCTATATGCAAACTCTCTAATTTTTTTTTGTTGTCTTTGTACAAACAAGACAGCATTACCTATTTGTATAGGTTGTGTAGTATAACCACCATATGTTGTTTGTTGTGTAATTTGTACATTGTCTGGTTTTAATGGTTCACCTGTTGGTCTACCTACTTTAAATTCACCACCAACTGTACCTACAATAAGATCACGTGCTGGTGCTAACCATCTAATAACATTTACTTTATTAGCCGCTATCGTATAAATAAATGCATCTGCGGCGTTACTAGAACCTACATCAAATTCTTCATACAAACCACTTTCACTTGCAAATATAGTTTGTGGAAAAGTTGTTGTACCAGCAAAAATTAATCTTTGTTCAAAAAAAGATACAGATTTTGGAAAACCTTTTGTGCTTGTAAATGTACCTAATGACCAATCTGTTGTTCCTCCTGTACCACTAAAATTATCTGTTGTAGTTGCAGTAACTTGTGTTGCAGAAGAAAAGTTTGTAATTTTAGCATGACCACTATTAAACTTAATTAATCTTCCAACGTCTGTAGCTACAAATGTACTAGAAGATGCTGTTATAGTAACACTACCAGAAGTACCACTAGGTGTCATTGTTGTGCTTGTAGTATTTTGATCTAAATATGGGCCACGTTTAAAATCTACTTCTGTCATAGTCCAACTTGTATGACCTGTTCTAGATAATTTTCTAGGTGCTACATCTTCATGTACTAAATACATAACATCTGCTGATTGTGTAAATGCTATTTCGTATAATTGACTTTCTGTAAATGGTGATGCTATTTCAAAAACATCTGCCGCAGTACCAGCAGAAGCATATGCAGTATATCCTGTACTATTTACACCTTGTAATTCAAAAGTATTTGTTGTTGTATTTGCTATTCTAAATCTTCTACCATTTACTTGTGTCATTCCTACAACACCATTAATCCATACATCATCACCATTACTGTAACCATGTGAAGATACTGTAACTACAGCAGGATTTGCTTGTGTTATACCTGTTATGTTTTTTGATGCGTTTGTTATTTGGCCATTATCTTTATAAAATCTAATATATTGATCGCCTAATTCTAAAATATATGATTGTGTTATATTAAATTCAAAAGGTATTATTCTTGTAGATTTACTACTGTCTTTTACTTCTGCAACAAATCTAGTACCATATCTTCTTGTTGCACCGCCTTGTGGAAATACTGTCATATTCTGCATTTCCTCAACACCATTATTATATTTTTTAAAATCAACTTGACCTGCAAGTTTTGGTGTTAATTCACCAGCAGTAAAATTAGTTTGAAAAGGGTGTACTCTTGCCATTATTTTCTAAAGTCCGTAAAAGTATCAGAAACAAGATCATCCATAAATCCTTCTTGTCCATCAATACTACGGGCTTCAGAAAGTTTTAATTGATATAATTTCTGCATTTGTGTTTGTACTTGCATACTACTTGTTACAGGGTATGCTAAATCAACAGATAATTTTGCAGTTAAAACATCAACAAACATAGCGTCAAATAAATTTGTGTCTGTAATTCTAGCTATATATAAAATATTAGCAGTACCTTGATCTGTTAGTAGTACTCTACCTTGTGTTCCAAAATTTTCTATCTTAAATTTATAATCTTTTTCTTCCATTTCTAAAACACGTAAACAAAAAGGATTTGTAGGTAATGCATATTGATGTGCAAAACCATAAGTAGGTGCAGTTGATAATTGTGCTAAAGTTGTTCTTGTTATTGAAAAATTAAATGGGTGAGATCTTAATACGCTATCTCTTGCGTCTGAATAAAATGAATTACATAATCTTGCTCTTTCACTATCATCTGTCAATGATGTAATAGGATCATCACCTAATCTTCTTAATGCATTTGAACAAATTGATACTTCTGTAGCCATAATATGAATATATCAAAGGGGCGACAATAATTCAATATATATCGCCCCTTTTAAAGTTAGTTATTACTATTAGTCTATACTATAGATAACAGCACATTTTACTGTGCCAGAAATAGCCGCACTAGCAGTAGTTAATAAAATATCTGTTTCAGCAGTATTTTCATAACCAAAGCCATCAATCTTGCCTTCTTGCGACATAGACATTTGTCCAGCCGAAGAAACCGAAGTTGCCGCTATGTATCTATCTGCATCACCACTATCACCAACAGATATAGTTGCAGAACCTAGAGCATCAAAATATACGATAATATCGTATACGATTGCACCCGAAGGTAATTTAGCAACAGATATATCTGAACCAGCCCCTAGAGAAGATGCTTCATAACTATCATATTGTACTCTTAATCTACCATGATTTTGAGAAGCTATAACCTTTTCAACAGGTTCAGCCGTTCTCTTGGTAAAATTACTTCCTTTTACACTAGCCATAATATTACTCCTTCCCTATTATTCTGTACAAGCAATCTCTAATACTTTTTCGTCTTCTACTCTCGTAGCGCCGATAGTCATACAAAGATATACTTGTGTACTATAGTTCTTGTCTGCTCTTTCAGATATTTTTGTTTGAATATCTTTACCAAGCGCAAGGCCCATAGATGTGTTAGTGAATGCTAGTACTTGTCTATTACCATTAGCATCAGTTCCAAGTCTTTCACTTCTGATAAACCTAAAACCCATGAATGTGTCAATATCACCTTGTACTAACGCTTTTACGCTGTTGAAATCTGACGAAGTGATTTGCGTTGTTCCTAACAAATTAGAAATTTGTTTAGCTGAACATACAAGCGTTCTCGCTTCATCTGGATCTACATTAGCCGCATCTAATTTTTCTTTTGCTTCAATTAGTTTAGCTATAGTTAATCCAGCAGATCCGTGTGCAATTTTTTGTCCCGCAGGTAGTCCAAT